GTGTCTGGCTTCTCTGGTATCGCATCTTCACGCTTCAACATTGATGGCGGTGCTCGTCCTGCAACCATCATTGGCGCAGCAGACATTTATGTGTCTGACTTCGGCAATGTGCAAGTCGTGCCTAATCGCTTCCAGCGCGAGCGTGACGCTTTCGTGATCGATCCAGATTACGCAAAAGTCACTATGTTGCGTCCTTACCAACAAGTTGAGTTGGCAAAGACTGGCGACGCTGAAAAGCGTATGCTGATCGTTGAGTGGGGTCACAAAGTGTTGGCTGAGAATGCCCACGGCATTGCTGCTGACTTGGTTACTTCTTAATTGAACTAACGAAGGGTCTGGGGAAACTCAGACCCTTTTTTTCTACATGATTGAAAAAAGACTATTTAGTACAGACGCTGATCAGGGGATCACGCGCACATTTCATTACGATGATGAAACGAATCAGGCAACGATTCAGACACAACAAGATGTGACTGCAATCATTGAAGAGAATAAGCAAGAGTACGCACAGGTTGATGAGCGTGCTCGGTGGGGCGAGTGGAGCAGAGTCGCCAGCATCCCTATGTCTATTTACTTTCAGCTCAAGGCTGAAGGCAAATTAGATGATCAAGAGTACATGAAGAAGTGGCTCAACGATAAAGACAATCAGTATTTCAGAACAAGAGCAGGAAAACTATGACTCCAAACTACATTGCGGTATGCACCCCAGCGCGTGACATGGTTCACGCAAACTTCACCTTCTGTATGGTGAACATGGTGGCGCACCACACGATTAACACGACTGATGCAGTGTCCTTGAAGATTATGCAAGGCACTCTGATTCAGACCCAGCGTGCTGATCTGTGCCTAGACGCAATGGCAGAGGGTTGTACCCATATCTTGTTTGTGGACTCAGACATGACCTTCCCGCAGGACATGATCGAGAGACTCTTGGCGCATGACTTGGACATCGTGGCAACGAACTGCGCAAGGCGCAGAATGCCTACTGGTCCAACTGCCCAGCGTTATGACGAGAACGGTGAGCGCGTGCTCATCTACACAATGCCAGAGTCCACAGGGATTGAGGAAGTCGGCTCTATCGGCATGGGCGTAATGCTCATCAAACGCAAGGTCTTTGAGGCTTTGAGTGAACCTTGGTTCGAGACTCCTTGGCGCAACGACAAGCGCGGGTATGTTGGCGAGGATGTTTTCTTCTGTCGTAAAGCACAGGCTGCTGGCTTTAAAATCTACATAGACCATGATGTGTCCAAAGAGATCGGACACATTGGGACATTTGAATTCAAGCACGATCACACTTGGGTGATGCGCGACTTGGAGAAAGCACAAAAGGCTGAAGATGGCGTTAACAACCTATGCTGAACTGAAGACTTCGGTCGGGGACTGGCTTAATCGCTCAGACCTGACTACTGCTATTCCTGACTTTATTAGTTTGGCAGAGGCTCAGATCGAGCGTAATCTGCGCACCAGACAGATGATCGTGCGTGCTACCGCGTCGATCACTACCGAATACTCCGCAGTCCCAGACAACTTCTTGGAAGTTAAGTCTTTCAAACTTGATACCAATCCCGTCACCCCATTGCAGTTTGAGACTATCGACTCAATGGATACCTTGGCGGTTACATATCGCACATCGACTAAACCTATATTTTTTACCGTGGTGGGTGAGCAGTTTCGCTACCTACCAGTACCAGATACTGCCTACACAGGTGAGTTGATTTATTACGCAAAGTTGAGTAAGTTATCAACTAGCAACACAACAAACTGGCTATTGACTGCTGCACCTGATGTTTATCTCTATGGTGCTCTTATGCAAGCAGCACCGTATCTGCAAGATGATGCGAGAATTACAGTATGGGCATCGATGTACCGAGCTGGTCTTGAAGAGGTTACAAAGGCAGATGATCGTAGCTCTTCAACTGGTGGTGTACTGATCACACGCGCAAGAACTTTGGGATAACAGATGCTAGTGAACACAACAAAAGGCGAGATGGATGCCTCCTTGCTAGAGAAGCGAGAAGGCTCAATCGATACCGACAACGAGACGACGAACTGGGTGGAATATTGGCTAGAAGGCGAGCTTGTGCATCGCTCAGTCCATATGACCTTAAAACGAAATGTGACTGGTGAAGCAGTCGCTCAATCTATAAGTTAAGGAAAATATCATGGCGAACACACAAAGCCTCTGTACCTCATTTAAGGGTGAACTGTTAGTAGGTCATCACAACTTCGGTACAGGTGTTGTACGCGCAGCCACGACTGCTGACACATTTAAGGCAGCGTTATACCTTGCGTCGGCAACGGTCAATGCGTCAACAACTGCCTACTCGTCTACTGGCGAGGTGACAGGTACGAACTACACGGCTGGCGGTGCTACGGTGACATTTGGTACTCCTCCAAGCACAAGTGGCACAACTGCATTTGTGACTCCAAGCGCCAGCATCACTTATTCCAATGTGACCCTATCAACTGCATTTGATGCGGTCTTGATCTATAACTCAAGCCAGTCAAACAAGGCAGTCAGCGTCCACACCTTCGGTTCTCAGACCGTAACGGCTGGAACATTTACCTTAACCATGCCGACAAATGATTCAAGCACAGGCTTGATCAGACTCGCTTAATAAAGAGGCAGCACAATGGCTGCTTACGGCTCTGGCTACTACGGCAAGGGTGTTTATGGCATCGGTAATGTTGTCATTAGTGGCAATGCGTCAACCCTTGGCGTTGGGACGCTTGGCGTAAACATATCCGAGCAAGAAGACGGCAATGTCGCCACGGGTAATGTCGGAACGGTTGGCATTTCTTTAAGTTTTGCCATTACAGGTAACGATTCAACCTTATCTGTTAACTCAGTCTTAGTATCTCCAATTCTTACGGGTAGCTCGTCAACTGGTGCTGTCGGCACGATGTCGCCAGAGACAATCTCCTTTGTTGCTATTACTGGCGTTGAAGGTACTGGCTCAGTCGGTAGCGTTACAAACGGCATAAGTATTGAGATAATTGGGGTTGAGGCATCTGGCTCGGTCGGGACAATGATTGGCTTTGGATGGGGTGTAGTAGCAGACACGGCAGAGACTTGGACGGCAGAGGCAGATACGCCAGAGACTTGGACAGCAATCGCAGACAATTCAGAAACATGGACGCAAGTCCCAGCATGAAGGTGAACTATGGCAGATACCACAACAACCAACCTATTACTTACTAAACCAGAAGTCGGGGCTAGTACCGATACATGGGGTACAAAGATCAACACCGATCTGGACTCGGTAGATGCAATCTTTGCAGCAGCAGGTACTGGAACATCGGTAGGTCTTAATGTTGGCTCTGGTAAGACAATTACTCTTGCTGGAACAACTAAATTTGCTGGCTCTACTTCTGGAACTACAACGGTTCAAGCAACTGCGGTTGCTGGCACTACCACTTTGACGCTACCAGCAGCAACCGATACCTTAGTAGGTCGGGCAACAACTGATACCCTGACAAACAAGACTTTGACCAGTCCTATCTTGACCACTCCTGCATTAGGTACGCCATCTGCTTTGGTGTTAACTAATGCAACTGGACTACCACAGACTGGGTTAGGTACTAATGTGGCGGGCAATGGGCCAGCGTTTAGTGCTTATCAAAGTTCTGCACAAACTCTATCTACAAATACACTAACAAAAATATTATTTCAAACAGAAGAATTTGATACAAATAGTAATTTTGCGTCTTCAACATTTACTCCAACAGTTGCTGGGTATTATCAAATAAATTCGGCAATAGAAATAAGTTCAACTGTTTGTAGCATAGTAATACGAGTATATAAGAATGGTTCTTTGTGGAAAACAACTAACAATCAATACAACGCACTTATTTCTCAATTAGCTGGAAGTTGTCTTGTGTATTGTAATGGCACAACAGATTATATTGAAATATATGCTCAGATAAGCATAGGACAAGCATTAGTTGCAACTTCATCTTCTACTTATTTCCAAGCATCAATGGTAAGGAGCGCATAAATGACTTTATACGACAAAATCAAAACCCTATACCCACAACTTACAGAGCGTGATTTCACAACTGTAATCACACTACAAAACGACTCTGACGGCAAAGGCGATTACATAGCCAAGTGGGAACACCCAACACTTGCTAGACCAACTGACGCGCAATTAGCATGACCACAGAGCACACAACTGAGACGGCTACTGCAATCGTCGCCAAGGTAGCACCGCCAGTAGGCGTGTCTCTGGCAACTGTCGCTGGCTATCAGGTAGGCGAGCTGGTGCTGTGGGCTACTCTGATCTATACGGTCTTGATGATCTGCCACAAGTGCTACCAGATTTATAAAGAGGTGAAGCATTGACCCTTTCAGTCTTCTCTTATTGGCACAAGGCGCTGTCAGCGCTATTAAGCAGGGGTGCGACTTTTTACACCAAGGTCGTATTCAGCTTGAGTCTGCTAAGAAGACTGCCGAGGGAGTCTTGGACGATGTTAAGGCAATCAAGAATATTTTTAGTTGGTTCATCGGACTATTCGCACCTAAAGAAAAGATTGCAAGTGATACGGCAAAGCCTGTGGCGAAAGCGCCAGCCAAGCCAGCAGCCAAAGCAGCAGCAGCCACACAATCCTACGAACAGCTAGAACTAAATTTAATCAAGGACATCGGTGAAAATCTTGGGTTGCTCTTTGACACACAACAGCAGATCAACAACTACTACATCGAGCTAGAGGAAACAAGCAAGACTAACTATGACCCAAGTCAGAACACCAGCAAGAAAGCAATCGAGAGGGTATTAGTTCAGTTACAGATGGAGAAGTTGCTAGAACAGGTGCGAGAGGCAATGGTCTACGCGCCAGCAGAGTTGAAGGATTTGTACAGCAGATTTTTGGTAATGTACGGCAAGATCGAGCAAGAGCAGTCGTGGGCGAGGTCAGAGATGATCAGGAAGGCTCGAATTGCTAGATGGAAACAAGAACAAGAGGAAATTCACCAGATTGAGAAGATAAGTAGTTTGGTTGCTGTTATGTTTATTTCATTGATCTTTGGATGGCTAATGTGGCAACTGTCAAACTTATCTGGTGGGTTTTAATTGCCGTGATGCTATGTATTGTTGTGGGTACAACCTCAATGGCGTATGTGGAAACTTTGTACATGAAGGCTCAGTTAAAACAGGAAATCAAGGAGTTGCGTAAACTCAAACGAGAACTCAAGGAAAGCAAATGAATGACTTACTCAATCTTCTCAAGGGTGTCGCACCCACGCTGGCAATGGCTGTCGCTGGTCCTATGGGTGCTTCTGCTGTTACCGCTTTGGCTAGTAAGTTTGGCGTGTCTGATAGCGTTGATGCCGTTGCGAAGGCTATTGCTGGCGATCCAGCAGCGACGGCAAAACTTGCAGAAGTAGAGGCAGACTTTGCCAAGGC